AAAGAAACTGCGAAAAAGTCAAACGAAAAAGCCCCTGCGAACTTATCACAGGCTATTCGTATGGTGGTTGCAGAAAAGCACACTGAAATGCTTGACAACGTGGCTAAAGGAAACGACTTCAACATGGAAGTTAAAACCGACACCACAATCACAGGCGACTATACTGGAACTTACGCCTTGACTACTCTTGAGGCAGGGGTAAACAAAATAGCGCGACCTATCCGCAGAATCATGGAGATTTCAAACGTGGGTACTACTTCAAGCAAGTTCGTTACTTACATTGCTCAAGACACTCAGTCAACGACTGGATTCATCAACGAAGCAGGAACAAAAGCGAATGGACAAGTTCAGTACACTGAGGTTTCTGTAGCAGTTAAGAAGGTGGCAGGATTCATCAAGGTTTCTAAAGAAATGTTGAGTGATCTTTCATTCGTTCAGGCTGAAATCAACAACGACTTGATGGCTTCTATCGAACAAAACATGGACGACCAATTGTTGAATGGAAATGGCGCAGGTAACAACATCGATGGTGTTATCAATCAATCTACTGCGTGGGCTGCAGGTATCTTTGCAGGTGCAGTTACTAACCCAACAGTAATCGATGTTCTTCGAGTGGCTAAGGCACAAATCGAAGGGGCTAACTTTACTCCTACTCATATTGTTCTTCATCCGGATGATGTTGCACGTATCGAAATGAGCAAAACGACTCAAGGTGAGTACACTTACCCGAACTTCGCAATGGGGATGGCACCAAACATGCAATTGAGTGGCTTAGTTATTATTTCTTCAACTAACATGACTTCTGATAACTTCCTTGTAGGCGACTTCACGAAGTTCAATGTACGAGTACGCGAGGGTGTTAACATCCAAGTGGGCTACGAAGGTGATGACTTTGCACGAAACATGGTATCGATCTTAGCAGAAGCACGTTTATGTTCTTTCGTTAAGCAAAACGATACAGGCGCATTCGTAACAGGCGACTTCACAACTGCAATCGCAGCACTTTAATCTGAATCAATAATTTAATCTCACTTAAAATGGCACAGGAAATTAAAAAACGAGGACGGAAGCCAAAGGCGAAAGAGGTGGACATAACAATCGATACTCCCAAAGTGGATGTTGAAATTCATAAAACTGAGGAGGGAGTAACTGCAGATGTTGACACCAAGCGTGTAGACATCCATGTGGAGAAAACTGCTGAGAAATTCACTTTGGACATCGAGGTTGACGACAAGAAAGAATACGAGATCATTGCAACTGGACTCAATCCAACTATGCCCAAGGGGACTATTTGGAAGGTTACAGGCGAACTTCTCAAAATCTTTGTTCGCAAAGGGATTGGAAAACTTAAAAAACAATAGGAAATGATAACACAGGTAGGCGACTTTACGGGTAAATACGAACTGCATACGGGCATCTATGACTCAGCGAAATTACAGGCATACATCGACAAATACGAGCCGTTGTACTTGACAGAGTTATTTGGTGCTACTTTGTATGCTTCCTTCGTTGCAGACTTAGATCAGCAAACGCAGATACCTCAGTCGCCTAATTTCCTGTTTTTTTACAATCCATTCTCAGAGGACGTTAATATTTATCGGTTATTAATTTCCAATGGAATTCCGGAAATGCTCTTAGGCTTCATTTATTTCGAATACGTTAAGGACACGATGAATACGATGACTCCATTTGGCAATACGATTGCCCGTAGCGAATTATCTCGACTTTCATCAACACTAAATACCTTGATGTACAATCGATACAATGAGGCAATTAAGACGTTCACTGCAATTCGGGACTACATTTTCCTGCACTGGAACGACTTCCCTTTGGGACAAATACTTGCAATTCAATTAGAGCAGAACAACATCAACTATTACAGTGGTCAAAGAAATATCTTTGTTGTTAATGGATGGGTGCAAGTGGCTACGATTGATATGCAGGGTACAGGTTATCAGGCAGGAGATGAATATTTCGTTGGTAACACTGGATTCAAAATTGAGGTAACGCAGGTAGGGGGAGCAGGTGAATTGCTTGACTACGATATTCTGCATGGTGGATATGGTTACAATGTCGGCACAATTTATCAGTTAGGCTCAGGAACTGGAACAGGGGCGCAATTGTTAGTACAACAAGTGGGTAATTCACAAGGTGTAATGACAGGCTCACCAAAGATTCAAATCTATGCCGAAACGATTGGCGAAGTGGTATCCGGAAACTTAGTACAAGGTGGTACGGGTGGCTATGTTGACGCTACTGATGTGCCAGTTTTTGGTGGCTCAGGTTCAGGGCTTCTACTCGACATCAGTACTGATCCAAACACGGGTACAGTTATAGGCGTTCAAATTGGCTCATCGGGTGGCTTTGGCTATCAGCCTAATGATATTGTCAATATTAATTTGGGTAATAACGATGCGCAATATGGTGTGGCAGTAGTCAAGGAAGGTTTAATAACTGGACAAAATTTGAATCCATTGAACAAAGCACTGACTACAGGATTTGTTTATGGCGATAGAATTCGTGTTTCAGGTAACGGGAACACTCCGGACGCAGTTTATGAGGTCGTTCAAGTAGGCGTAGGCGACATGACCCTGTACAATGGTAAGGAAAAACTAATGGCATACTGGATATGACAAACGAGGTATCAAATATCATCAAGTCCCTGTGTACTTCTCTTGACGTTACGGTGTTCGGTGTTTATGACTCTAACACTGATAAGACGTACATCTGCAATACAAAGTGGATGAAGGTGGGGCAAATCGTAGAGGACTCCAACGATGAGAAATACCGAATCCTGACCATTGAGTACAATGAGTGGGTAACGTGGGAGCCTGTTGATCCTAATAACCAAAATGACTTAGAAGGGGTTATTACCCTGCCTACTCCATATTGGATAACAGGAACGCAATTAGCAGCGAATAGAGAGTGGACTATCAGTTCGCCTAACCTTAGTGCTAAGTTACCATTAGTTTGGCTCTTAGAAGTCCTGAGAATGCGTAAATACGGCATGGAAAGTACTTATGACTTTGACGCTGATGTACGAATGTTCTTTCTTGATGAGACAAATGTCCTTCAATACTATACGGAAGACCACCGAAACAACGTCATGTATCCAATGGAAAAGTTATGCGAGGAATTCCTAAACGTAGTGAACGAAGATGCAAGATTTGTGCGATATGACGATTACGAGTTAATCACTTTCAGCCGTTTCGGTACTGAGCGCACAGATGGAATGTTTGCGAACATTCTTGATGCTAATTTAAGTGGGGTTGAATTGAGGATTCGTTTGATTAAATACAAAGCGAATTGTATATGTTAATTTTTGTAAAACTTTTTAATACTTTAAAACAATGGCAATAGGTTGTAATTGCGATATGGGTTTATCTAACACAGGTAGACCAAATTGTTTGCCCTTACAAAGCGTAACGAGCAAACTTATTTTAGTGCCTCTACAAGACAATGCAGGTGCATATAACTACATTGATTTGACAGTGGCACTTCCTAACTGGACGGGCTTAGTCAACGATCCTGATGAGAGTCAGCGTTGGTATCCATTACCTGCATTCGAGAACGTGGAGATGCCGAAGGCGGAAACAGTGTTCGAAGAAGCGAACTCAGGGCGCATGGCTTACCTTCGTCAAGGGAAGCGATCTTTCACAGGCGAACTTTGGGCTTATGATGCAACGCCTCAATTCTTAGGGAAATTATCCTCCGGAAGATGCGTAGAATTCGGTGTTTACATCGTTGACATCAATGGTTCATTAGTGGGTAGCAAAGTGGGTGACTACTTATATCCAATCCCTGTGGACAATCAGTCATGGAATCCAACTATGATGTTTGCAACTGATTCAACAGTTCAAAAGATCATGTTAGCATTCGACTTCAATCGATTCTTCGATGAGTCAACCATGTGGATGATTACGGCAGATGAGGCAATTGACTTCAACACCTTGAAAGGTTTATTGGATGTTAATCTTATCAATCCTGTTCAAGTGGCTAACACTTCTATCCAAGTGGATGCTACCTTCGACTATGGAACTGCACTTAACCCATTGAAATTCAAAGGGGCAGTATTAGCAGATTTCTCGATCTACGATAACACCAACGCGGCAGTATTCCCTATTACCGCAGTGTCTGAGCCAGTCGATGGACAATACGTTTTATTGGCTTCCTTCGTTACGGGTGATTCGTATACTTTGAGTGTCGTTAAAACTGGATTCACAGGTTCATTAACTTTCACCGCAGTGTAATAATTCGGTGGTTATTGAC